CAACACCAACTCCATCTGGTGTTATTTCACCAACACCAACTCCTACGCCGAGTTCAACGATTACTCCTACACCAACAACCACTCCTACTCCAACACCAAGTCCATTTGTTGCGTCTGTTAGTATATCACCAACTGGAACAACACAATATGAAAATGTCATATTGAGTGGTTCATCAAATATTGGTTCTCCAACCTATATTTGGTCTCTAACGGACTTTTATGATGTCAGTGGTAATACCATATCAAGTTATACGGGACAGACCCTACAAGAAGGTTATTTTAGTTCAAGTGGGTCGTCTAATGTCTTATTGACGGTGACAGGTGATAATCCATTATACCCTGGCAATCCAGTTACGGGGACATCATCATCATTTAATGTGAGTAGTTGGGTTGTAAGTGATTTAACTGAAAGTTATGTATGGGTTGATTTTGCGGATAGTTCAACGATGACATTTAGAACGGGAACAAATTACATAGAACAAATAGATAATAAAGCAGCAAATCAACACATCACCAATTTCAATCAAACAACCGCAGCATATCAACCCGAATATTCGGCAACGACAATATCGGCGGGTATGAGTGCTGCGACCTTTAATTCACAAGCATTATTTTCCGATGCCAATTTAACGGGTATTACTCTTCATATATGGGGTGTTTTTGAGAGATAAAGGAGACACAACAACGGGTCAAAGAATGTTTACTGGTATTAGACCAAATAATACGAGTGCAACAAGATGGGGTTTTGGTGTGGCAAATCAAGCAGACCCTAATCCTGGTGACTTTAAGTTTGAAAATCAGTGGAATAGTAGTACCAGATTAAGAACATTAAGCCCTCCAAATTATAGTGGTGTATCTACCACATTTGATGTTTGGTTTGATGGAGCATCAACAGCGACTAATGACGGGCAAGTGCCAAGTGGTATTACAATAAATGATGTAAATTATTCTTGGAGCAGTTATTCGGCTCCAAGCAATTATACACCACCATATCCAGAAAATCAGTATCCAATCGGTATTGGTTGTTGGAATGAATATTACATAGTTCAAGAAAGTTTTAGTGGAGATATTGGTGAGATAATCTATTTTGATAGTGAAATTACTGGAACTGACTACGATAAAGTAAGTAGATACTTAAAACATAAATGGAACACATATTAAAAAATTATGAGTGATACAAAAACAAACAATATGAGAGGGTGGCTACAATACAATACCCACCAAGAAGCAATTACAACGGTAAATAAAATTGATATTTGTTTAGGTCTGCCAACTTATGATGGTGGAACGAAAACTTGGACTATTCCAACTTGTCTTCAAGATGGTTATAGCCCCACAGCAACAACACAGAATTATTTTGTGGTTATTAGGGACGAGTGTTATGATTGTTTAACCGCAGAGGAAAAATCACAAATCATTTCTTCATTACCTGCTCAATGGTATAATTGTGGAACACCTGCACCTACACCATCTGGCACAACTGAAAATTATGTTGGAAGTTAAAGGAAATTATGAGATTGACGGAAGGAAATACTCAGGATATAAAATCAAACAATCAATCCTTGATTTGGAAACAGACCTTATCGGAATGCTTGTTTTATATTTTGGTGATAATTCAACTGTTGATTTTGTAAAGACCCATTGGTTTAGAGCCGATATTGATAATGACATAAACGACTTAATTAACAAAACACATAATTTACACAAGAAATGGGAGATATAAAAGTATCAGGATTAAAATCACGAGAAAGGGGAAAAACAACATTTTATTATGGTGATAAAAAGGTGCCAGGTATATTTGCTGGTCCAATCCCCGCATATTCTGAATTTACATTTACCATTGTAAATGCAACATATCCTTACCTTAATGGTGAATGGAATGTTGGTAATGTTAGTTTATGGTATGATGATTCAATGGTTATTCAAGCTGGTCCAACACCATCGGGAATAAATGCCACATATTGGAAAAGGGATAATCTCCCTTATTATATTCTTTATGATGTTAGTCAGGGGGAGTGGGAGATATTCTCAGGAATTACCCCACAGGAAGGTTTAAGTATTACAACAGGTAATATTATTGATGAAGATTTTAATATTATACCATCACCAATAAAATCATAACAATAATTATTATCCGTATTGTGGTTTAAATCCTGGTGCAACATCAGGTTTTAATATTACCATTGATTATGAAAATGCTCCGTTGATATGTGTCCCCATAAGTCCATCTCCAACGCCAAGTAATACTCCAACACCGACACCGACACAAACACCAGGTGCAAGTCCTCAACCGACACCAACAAATACTCCAACGCCAAGTAATACCCCAAGTAATACACCAACATCTACTCCAACCACAACACCTACGAATACTCCATCTAAACACCGCCAAACTTAATACCCCCAACGTAAATACACCAACATCTAACTCCAACCACAACCAACCTACGAATACTCCAATCTAAACACCCCAACCAATACACCTACCAATACACCTACCAATACAATTACATCAACCAACACTCCAACTCCTACAATAACACCAACTACTGGTCCTTGTCAGTTGGTATTGGATTATCCATCAAATCCTAATTTAAGTGGAGCCTATAATAAATTAGATGTTGCTGGTATTCTTGATAAAGATGGAACAGATACTCTTCTTTGTAGTGGTTCAACGACATTATGGTATAGAAGCGATAACTCTCTTGGATATAATAGAAATCTATTTATTGCCAGAACAATTTACTTGGATGACTATGAGTTTAGATTGGTTGCTGTTGTTGATAGTGGAACAACCATAAATTGTGGATATGATTTGGCAGGTAAACCATTCGCCGTTAGTGCTCGTTTACAACAAAACGGATATTATGGAGGATTATTATATCCATTGGCTGGTAGTGGTTTAACTGATAGTAATGGTAATCCCTATTCATTATCTTATCAAGATTGTCCTACACCAACACCAACACCAACTGGTGGTGAAGTAGCGACACCTACACCGACTCCAACAAATACTCCAATATAATTATATGTTATACCTTTCAGCAAATACCACAAATATAATTTACACCTCCGTATCGGTGCATAAGACCTTGTCTAATCCAACATATCTTATGTCCCTTACTCATCAACAGACGGGGAAGAGATGGTCGTTTATACCTCAAAATATAACGAATATAAGTGGTAGTCCATATAATCAAAGATACGATTTGTTTAAGTTTAATATCAGTGAATCGGGTGTTAATTTAACGGGTGGTACGAATGTTTGGTATTGGCAAACACCCCCATCATCTGTATATGGAGATTCAAGATATTCAGGAACGGGAATAAATTATTTAAGATTACAACCAATAGTTCCCAATCTATTTGGTACAATAAGTTTATATGTTGATTTTGATAATGAGAACGAACAATTAACAGGTGGGACAATGACCTTAAATGGTGAATCTTTATCAACTATAGTTGTGCAGGATTCTTTATCACCATATAATAACGCATGGAATATAAGAGGAACTTTATCAACAACAAATGGTCTTTATGATAAGAGTGGAAAGTTGGAAATATCAGCACAATCCAACTCAGGTAATACTTATGGTGGGACATATTATGTTGTATCAATATCATCAATAAATTCAATTCAGCCTTGGACTTATTATGGATATGATAATATATCTCAAATTATACTTGTAAATCTACCCATAACCTATTTGGAGACCCCCACAGTTGATATTGATGAGATTGGTGAGTTTAGATATTCAATAAGAGAACAGATTAACCCAGTTAATTTAAATCCTGAATACACCACAGAAATACTTGAAACGGGTTTAGCTTATGTGTATCAAGCTTTTAGTGATATTATTATCAGAAACAGGATGATGATGTGGTATATAACCCCTCAGCTCCTGAAACATATCATATTCTTCAAGAGAACGAATATCACATATTAACGGAAAATAATGACTTATTAACACAAGAATAATGGCAGACAAAAAGATTACACAATTAACAGAATTAACCGCAAGAACGCAAACAGACCTTATACCGCTATTGTAAATGGTGGTGAAACCAAGAAGATAAATGTTGAAGATTTTATGGCTGAACCAGTAATTGACGCAGGTCAAGTATCAGGTTCAATATCAGTTGATTTATCACAAGGTCATTGGTATAAATTTGAATTAACGGGAAATGTATCCATAACCTTATCAAACGAACAACCAGGAGCAACATATCTGTTTTGGGTATATTCAAATGGGAATTATGCTGTTAATGCAATGTACTTTATCAAGTGGTGGGGACATTTATTCAGTTGGAGGTAATTTACCCAATCCTGCCAACAACGCATGGAACTTATACAAGGGATATGTAATAAACGGAGGTATGGTTCTTACCGAGATTGATAATTTTTCAGCAATATAATAGAATATGAACTTTGAAGCATTTAACATAGACAACATTCAAATCAAACCAAACAGGGAGATTAAGAATAAAAGATATGACTACATATGGTGGGGTGAGGATAATTTATATCCCCAATACCTACTTGAATTAAAGGAGAATTCACCAATTCATTCAGTCGCAGCCGATTCAACCGTTACAATGTGTTTTGGTAAGGGTATTGAAATTGAAGGTCTTGGTAATGTGTTAATAAATAAACTGAAACCATATCTCAATTATACCACAAGATATTATATGATTTTTATCTATTTGGTGGTTATGCTGTTGAGGTAATATGGAACAGAGAAAGAACAGCCATTGCATCCATTTATCATATACCATTTCAAAATATAAGGGTGGGACATATTGACCCCGACCATAATGAATCAGATAAATATTATTATTGTAATGACTGGTCTAATTGGAGAAAAGAACCCATCATTACTTATGGTACTGTTGATAAGGATAATAAGGAGCAGAGACAACTTTATTTTTATAAAAGGTATGTACCCTCAGTTAATACGGTTTATCCCGTTGTGCCTTACCAAAGTGGTATTCCTGCAATTGTTTTGGAGGGGGAGATATTTGATTGGCATAAATCAGCAATCAACTCCAATTTAACACCAAATTTATTCGTTCAATTATTCGGCAATCCATCACAAAATGAAAGAGACCGTGTAAAGAAAGAATTGGTTGAAGCATATACAGGAAAGGACGGACAAAAGTTAATGTTAGGTTTTGCAGCATCACCTGAGGAAGCAGCACAGATTACACCAATAAATTCAACGGTGGGTGATTCGTATTATATTGATGTGTTAAGTTATTCATCACAATCGGTTCTTACCTCATGGCAGATAAGTTCCCCCTTAATCTTGGGGATACATTCATTTAGTTCCAACCCGTTTAGTCAAAATGCGGAGGAATTAAGAATTGCAACTCAACACTGGTTGGAGTATATCTTAAAACCAAAATTGGCTGACCTTAATGAAAGTTTGGATGTATTATTATCATTTAAGTACAATCAACCCGTTCAGATTATAAACAAATTTAAAGAATTTCAACTATAATGGTATTCATCGTAACAGAACAAACTCGTATTAGACCGCACAACCTTAGATAAAAATTTATTGAGTGCGAACCTTAAACCTGCAATTATATTGGCACAGAAGGTTCAAATGACAACCATAATTGGTGATAAATTGGCTGATAAGATTTATTCTGATATTCAAAGTTCAACTTTTAACGGGAAATTATAAAGAAGTTAGGTTGATGATTATTTAACCGATGTTAGTAATCTATGCAACCCTTTATCATGCGGCAACCAATATGTTAAGCAAATTCACCAACAGGGGATTACAACAAGAAAATACGGAGAACTCAGGTCATTCAGACATTTCTGTTTATAGAGAACTTAAAAGTGATGCAAAGAACCAAATGGAGTATTTCAGTCAAAGAACCAATAAGTGGTTGTATTTTAACAGAGGATTATTTCCTGAGTATGAGTTCTGTGCATCTGATGGGGAACAACCAGCAAATCCAAATAACGCATTTTACGGAGGTTTGGTAATATGATAATACCTGAATATAGAAGAAATGAGTCAATCGCTGGATATACTCAACGATGTCTTGCAAATAGAGAACTACGAAGATTACCATTTGACCCCGCAATCAAAAGGGTATTGTGTAGAGAACATGCAGAACAGGCAAGGGGAATATCTCCGTCAGCCGTTCAATGAAGAATAACCCCGTATTTGTCCTTTATCCGTTGCAGGAACTGTTTATTTATATCTTGTGATACATCATATCCAAGACCAACCATAATGTCCTTAAAAATCCCTTAAAAATGTTTTCATCGGTTATATCTGATGCTTTCTTGACAATCTTTGTTTTTGCCATTTCACATTTCTTGCAAAAAGTTCTTCTTCCCGTTTTGTTATTAACGGCAGGATAAAACTGACTTTCATCTTTGGTCTCACCACATATCTTGCATGTAATATTCATATTGTAAAATAAAAAACCCCCACCTTAAATAAAGATGAGGGTTAAAGGTTAATTGTTATGGGAGCATCAACCTTTATATTCGTTTTGGAGATATTCATCTACTTTCTTTAACCTCTCACCCAATTCCTTTGAATATCCCTTTTCACAATATTCAACCAGTACAACTGATACTGATACGAGGTCTTTGAGGGTTAAACAATAACCACAAGATGTCGCCCATTCGTGAGCCATCTTTAATTGTGATTGTGCCATAATTTGTTTGTCTTTGTTCTGTGCCATAATTCTAATGTTTTTTTAAAGTATAAGATTTTGATTTGATAAAGTCAAATTATAATCCACCAAATATTATTCAGTTATTTCTTCTTCTACAATACTTTTAATTTCCCAAGTTGGATAATATCCCCTTGTATATCCTTCCTCAATTTGATTACTGATGTGTCTTAATAGATTTACCATTTCAGTTGTTGTTTCAACTTGTTCGTTGATGGTGATTGTCTTACTCATTTTGTTTCTGTTTTATCGTTATTGTGACACAAATATTACTGGTTTGTTTTTTTAATCTGCCAAATGTTTATTTAGATTATTTTTGTGTATTTTAATTTTCACACCCATATCTCGTAATACCATTTCGTATTCGTCTGGATTATTTTAAGTCAATTCCTATTTCAAAATCACCATTAAATATTTGGTTAAACTTTCTACCTACAATACTTTCAATTTTGTTTTACTTAATTTTTTCATTTTGTTTTTGTTTTATCTGTTATTGTGATACAAATATAAGGATTAGTTTTTACTCTGCCATATTATTTTGAATATTTTTTACAACAACCAAAACGCTTTCCGTATTTATTGTTGTAGTTCTGAACCATTTGGTTAAACTCATCAACAATCATATTAAAGATATAACCATATTTTTCAGTCCAACGGGAGATTACCACCTGATTACCTTTTTCAAAGTGTTTGATTACCATTCCCATTTCACTCATTTCCATTTCAAGTTGTCGTTTGTAAGTCATAGTTGTTTTCTTTTGTTCTACAAATATACGGACTATTTATTTACTAAACAAAGATTATGAAAGATTTTTTTAAAAAATTATTCTCAGCTGGTGACGAGGTCTCATCAAAGAGATTTATCGGCTTCATCGCATTTATCCTAATTGTATTCTCATTCATTCTAAGTTTATTCAAGGAAGTATTCTTACCTGAGTACATCTTTGAAGGAATGTTATTTATTGTCTTGGGTGCATTTCTTGGTGGTACTATTGAAAAATTCAGTAGAAAGACCCCTAAGAACTGTAATGACGAAGAGTGTTGGGAGGACGAACAGGAAGGTATTTAATCTCATTTACACTTTTTCTTATATAATTCAATAATCTTCATAAAGGTATAGATTATTGATGCACATAATAAAACCAATTTCAATACCATCTCAATATTTGAGAAGGAAAGGGTGATTGATGCCAGATTAACCATAAGGACTTTATCTGTTAATATATCTTGGATTCTCATATTTGTCTTTTATAACTAATAAATACAAATGATTTACCTTAGTGATACACCATATTTTAACTTAACCCTTTGGATAAATTGTTGTGAAATATCTTCGTTGAGGTTATAACCCAGTCGTTTTAGTATTAACTTACCCTCCTCAAATTCCCATTCTTGTAGTTTTGGTTTAATATTACCCCCATTCGTTTTTCTGCAATTCTTGCAGGTATAAGCAATACCAAAGATTTTTGATTTGTCCTTATGGAAGTCAGAATGTGGGTGCCATAACTCACAACGGTTGCATCTATACAACCATTCCCCATCGGCACCCATTATTCTTCTGTTATTAACCTTTTTAGTCAAAATGGATTGTTATTGCTTTTATCTTTGAGACATCAATATCATTTCCCTCCACAATATCAATAATCTTCTCTCTAAGGAACTTTCTCTCGTAAATCCAATAAAGTATTCACTTTATCATCTGTTGTGTCCTCAGATGTATTTAAAATGTCTTTCATGATAAATGAATGATTATCTAACATCCCATCTTCTGTTATTGTTAATATGGGTAATCAATGTTCTTGATACTCCAAACAGGTTTGCGATTTTGTTGATGGGTATATTCACCCATTTCTAATAAGTCCTTGATGATACGGACTTTTTCAAAGTCCAACTTGTGTGCTCCAATCATAATAATAGTTTTTTTTTAAATGTTTATATTCCATAAATATAAGACAATTCGTTTTTTTTTATCAACTTATCTATTTGTTTTACTATAAAAATTTGTTATATTTATATATAGTTGGCAAACACCTAAGGGGGGATTCTCAAAACACTCTTGTCGCAAAACACATACACTTCTTATATCCCCCCTTTTTTTTCTTTTATTATTTACACAATTTTTGAAATAGCATATGTTTATTAACAAGCGTGGGATAATGGTGTTTGCAGACTAATTACTATTCCGTATTCCTCTTACAATACTTTTCTTAATGATATCTGAACCATTTCATTAGCTGATGTAGTAAATGAAGTTTCTAATGACAATCCTTCTTTTAATTGGATATGAGCATATAACGATGTGGGTGTTTTATAAAAACCTTTTCGTGGTATAGGTCCTAATAACCAAAAAGGAGCCACACCAATTCTTACATTATCATTTAAAGTGTATTCTATTTGAGCCAATCTAATCCTTATTTGTGATGTCATTACATAAGTGGTATCCTCAGCATTATATGATTGCTCATTAAATAAATTAACCAATTCAACTCTGGGGCCAAACTTAAACTTATTATAAGTGAATTCTTTTTCCACACTAATAGATAAAGAGTTATATTGCGAGACATTCGCAGCAATTTCCACCATATATCTTTCACTTTGTTTTATTGTGTCTTGCGCACTTGCAGTAAAGAATAAGGATGAAAATAATAGTAAGCATGAGAGTAGTAAGTATTTCATAGTTTTTATTTTACCTATAAATAGGTATAGTTTTATCGCTTAATGGCTGTAAAACTATTGTAATATGTTTATCTATTCCCTCTACCCTTTTTTTTTTCTTTTATTATTTACACAATTTTTGAAATAGCATATATTTATTAACATGTGTGGGATAATGGTGTTTCTCAGACTATATCACCATCCACGACAAGAAGTAAGAATCTTCAAATTACATAACAGAGACCATCAAGTAGATTATGTCTATAAACCTCTACCCAAAACTTCAAATCATAAAGTGTAAGATTGTTGGACCAGGTAAATTAACTAATTTCTCAAAAGTTGGTTTTTCTTTTTCTTTTTTTAGCAATTTTTTTCTTTTTTCTTTTTACAGACTTTTTTTATCCAAGATGTAGAATACATCTTGGCAATGATATAAAACGCAGTGGTTAAATCTACTTGTTGATTATATCATTTATATTGATTATTATTAAAGTATGAAAGTTAAAAAAAATCATTATGGATGTATTTGATAATATTGAAGAAGCAGTAGATTATATTGAAGAAGCAGTAGATTATATTGATGAATAGTTTATTTAAGTTATATTTATATATTAACCCTCAGTTCTTTTTTTATTCTGGCTATTTCTGTTCGTTTATTAATTTTCTTTATTCTAATGGTTTTTTTTTGAACTGGGGGTTTTTTAATTTGAAAAAACAAAAACTGATATATTTATAGTTATGGATAATATTGAAATATCAAAATACTTTGAATTAACAGATGAGGATAAAATATATGTGAATAGATATGTTTTATCCCTACTTGATATTGAAATGGATAAAATTATCCAAAAGTTGTCCCAAAGGAAGATGCAATTAAAATCTTGATAAGGGGATTAAACGAAAAGAAAGAAATACTTGAAGTTGATGAAGATTATGAGCAATGTGAAATCATCACCAACGCAATAAACATATTAAAAAAAAGATATAATGCCGTTAGTTGAAAGAAGACCAAGTGAAAGCAAAGACCAGTTCATTTCAAGATGCATGTCAGATGCAAAAATGATTGATGAGTTCCCCGATAATAAACAAAGATACGCTGTATGTATAAGTCAATCTAAGAAGTGATATGGGCGGATGTAATTGTAAAAATAATCAAAAGAGAAGAGCATTAAGATTGCTCAATGGAAGAACATGGGAACAATTAAACGATGTGGAACAAGGTCAGGTTGAGGGTTTGTACTACGAGCAGTTCAAGGTATATGGTACTGAGGAACAAATATTAAATTGGTTAAAGTAATGGGAAGGAAAGCATATACATCAGAACTATTGGTAGAAAGAGGAATATTCCCTGAGGACTGGGAACAAAGGTTATATGAGGTTGCAAAACAAGGAAAAGGTAAAATGTATTACGCAATTGAATTAGGAATCCACAGAGACACTCTATACAAGATAATTGACCGAGACCCAAAGTTCAATAAGGTAATTAAAAAGTGCATGGAACTTGCCGAAGTATGGTGGGTGAATAAGGTTGTTGATTCATTTCAAAATGAGAACTCCCAAAGGTTAAATACCAAACTATGGGTTTATATGGTTCAAAATCAGTTCAGAGATTCAGGGTGGGTAGACAGAACAGATATCACAACCAATGGGGAAGCCATCAAAAATGAAAATGGTATTCAGATAGAAATTATTAGACCAAAAGATAATGAAGATTTGGCAGGTAAAAAATAATTCATTATATTTG